GCTGACCGGGATCGGCAATGCCGCAAAGCTGGCCGATGTTGATATGGGCAGCTTGGGCAAGGGCATCAACAAGCTGAACTTGAACCTGGTGAAGGCAGCGGAGGGCAACGACGACATGCAGCGCCTTCTCAAGCAGTTGGGCGTCACAGCTAAAGACGCCAACGGTCAACTGATCCCAACCGATAAAGCGCTTAAGCAAATTGCGGACAAGTTCGCCGATATGCCTGATGGAGCAAAGAAGGCACAGATGGCCGTGGCCTTGTTTGGCAAGGCAGGCGCCGAGTTGATTCCGCTGCTGAATGAAGGCGCGGCCAGTATGGAGAAATTTACCTTCAAGATTTCCGATGATTTCGCTGCCAGGTCTGATCTGTTCAACGACACGCTGACCGAGTTTGGGATCAAGACTCAAGGCTTCGGGATGGAGTTGACCGACGCACTACTCCCTGCTCTGCAGTCAATCATCGAAGTGTTTGGCGAGCTGTTTGATAGCAAAACTGACTGGACTGATCTGTTCAATGTCATCAAGTTCGGCATCCGCAGCGTGGCGGCTGTGCTGCTTGGCATGGTCAAACTCGTCGATGAAGCTGTTCGGCTGATCGGTTCCTTTGCAAAACGGGCTGCGCTGGCATTTAAGGGCGACTTCGCTGGTGCGCAGGCTGAGGCCGATCGCTTTGGCGCTGACTTCATGAAGCGCTTTCAAGCGAACATGGGTCAATTCCAGCGGTTGTTCACGGATGCCCCATCCCCAGGCACCGGGCGCCGCACTGGGCGGACAGCACTGGACATGAGCGGGGCGGATGCGCGAGCCGCTGCGGAGGCTAAGCGTGCTGCAAACGAAGCCGAGAGACTGCAGCAACGTCGCAACACATTGACGCAGCAGCTGGTGGATCTGCAGGAAAGCCTGCGTCGAAAGGTAGAGGATGCCAACGCGGCGTTCGCCAATGTTGGCGGCACGCCAGTGGAGAAACTGCTGGCCGATCGTACTGAAGCCATTCGTGAGAACGATCGAACCGTTGATGATCTGACGCAGCAGGTCGTCAAGTTGTTCCGTGACATCAGAGCGGCTGGCGGCGAGATGAACGTGAAACCGCTGGAAACATTGATCAATCAACTTTCCAAAGCAAATACAGAGCTAGCAAATCAGCAGCTAACGCAAGGCCTCAAAGATCTGCTGCCATCTCTTGATGACTATGACGCAAAGATTCGCGAGGTGCAAAACGATAAGAAGGTATTGACTGAAGTTGAGAAGCTGAACGCTCAGATCAACCTGTTGCAGCTTGACATCTTAGCTGCTACGAACCCCGCGCTAGCTGAGCACATCCGCCTGCTTCGTGATCGTGCTGCTGCACTTGATGATGCCAACAAGAAACAAAAGGAGCAGGAGGATAGCTTTGGCGCGAACTTCAATGAGAAGATCAAGGCCTACTATGAATCGATCAGCAACTTCGGCGCTCAAGTTGGGGATGCCGTCGTCAATACCTTCCAAGGTCTAGAGGATCAACTGACCAGCTTCGTCACCACCGGCAAGGCGAACTTCACCGATCTGGCCAACAGCATCATCGCCGACATTGCTCGCATCGCGATCCGGCAGGCCATCATCAGGCCGTTGGTGGGTGGCGTGATGGATTTGTTCAATATCCCTAGGAGCGCCATGGGCAACGTCTTTGCCCAGAACGGCATCCAGAAGTTCGCCCGTGGCGGCATCGTCGATAAGCCGACGATGTTCCCCTTCGCCAAGGGCATCGGCCTGATGGGTGAGGCCGGACCTGAAGCGATCATGCCGCTGCGCCGCGGCCGTGATGGCCGGCTCGGTGTGCAGGCAGCTAACGGCGGTGGTGCGGTGAGCGTGACGGTGAACGTTGATGCCGCTGGTTCTAACGTGCAAGGTGACGGCAATCAAGCTAATCAGCTTGGCAAGGCCATTGGCATCGCGGTCCAGCAGGAACTGATCAAGCAGAAACGTCCAGGAGGTTTGCTCGCATAATGGCCACTTTCACCTACACGCCGAGCTTCAGTGCTGATCTGTCCGAAGCGCCTACGGTGCGCACCGTTAAATTCGGCGATGGCTATGAGCAACGCCTTGCCTATAACTTGAACACACAACCAAAGACCTGGCAGCTTCAGTTCAGCAATCGAAATGATACCGAACGGGACAACATCCTCACCTTCCTGCGCGCTCGAGGTGCTACTGAGTCATTTGATTGGACTGATCCGAATGGCTATGCCGGCAAGTGGGTGTGCAGCGAATGGCAGACCAGTCAGGTGAGCTGCAACTTCAACACCATCACAGCCACCTTCCGTCAAGTATTTGAACCCTGATGGCATAAGCATCTAAACTGCTAGTACCGGAGATCTTCCATGAGCACCATCGTCACCCGCGCCGGCAAGGGCAGCCCACTGACCCACACCGAGCTGGACGCCAACTTCACCAACCTGAATACCGACAAGGCTGGTTACATCACCGGCGAAGGCGGCACGGTTACCCAAGCCACCAGCAAAAGTACCGGCGTGACCCTCAACAAGCGTTGCGGCCAAATCACCCTGAACGGCGCCGCTTTGGCAGCAGCGACCACGGTGTCGTTCACGCTGACCAACAGCACCATTGCCTCCACTGATCTGCTGGTACTCAACCACGTCAGTGCTGGAACGGCAGGCGCCTATCTTCTTAACGCTCAAGCCGGTGCAGGTTCTGCTTCGATCAACGTCCGTAATATCACTGCCGGCTCGTTGTCCGAGGCAATCATTATTGGTTTTGCCGTCATTAAAGCTGTCACGGCATAACGCATGGCCTACGTTGTAACCGGCTACTGGGATGCTGGTTACGTCACCAGCGACAGCCAAGCCAGCCTCACTGCCGCATTACAGGAGATCGCTCCTGGTGCAGTCATCGAGCTATTTCAGCTCGAATTGAATGCTGCCCAGCACGGCGTTGACCAGACGTATTACTTTCACGCTGGTTTCAACGAAGTCCTGACAGACATCATTTGGAACTCGCAGGCGTACCAAGCACTGCCAATCGAGGCAGATGGTTTTGAGTACAACGGCAACGGCCAACTGCCGCGCCCAAAACTGCGTGCATCCAACCTACTTAACTCGATCAGCACAATCATTGCCACCCTGCCAGAAGGTTTAGAGGGCGCCAAAGTTACGCGCATCCGCACCCTAAAGCGATTCCTCGACGAGGAAAACTTTGCCCCTGCGGACGTATTACTACTTGAAGACGGTTTTGATCTTCTTTATGAAGATGGTACGTCAATTTATTTGGAACCGGCCAATGCCACGGCCGACCCCTACGCCGAGTGGCCACGGGAGATTTATTTCGTTGATCGCAAATCTGCCGAAACCCGTGACGTCATTGAGTTTGAACTGGCCAGTGCTTTTGACCTTGCTGGTGTGCGAGCACCAAAGCGGCAATGCGTGACACGGTGCCAATGGGTTTACCGCTCTGCTGAGTGCAGCTATGCCGGCACCAACTATTACAACGAAAACGACGAGGTGGTTCTGAACGCCAGCCAAGACGTTTGTGGCAAGCGCGTTGATAGTTGCAAACTGCGCTTTGGTCAAAACGCTGAGCTGCCTTTTGGTGGTTATCCCGGCATCGGCACCTATTTCGCATGAGTTGGCGTGATGCTGCTTTAGCCCACGCGCAGGCCGAGGATCCCAAAGAAGCCTGCGGCTTGGTGGTGGTGATAAAAGGCAAGGAGCATTACTGGCCATGCAACAACCTCGCTACCCACGCCGAACAGATGTTTGTGCTGGCACCAGACGACTACGCCGCCGCCGAAGATGCCGGTGAGATTGTTGCCATCGTCCACAGCCACCCGATCACACCAGCCATCGCTAGCGAGGCGGACAAGGTAGCAGCCGAAAAAACTGGCCTGCCTTGGCACATCGTCAATCCCAAAACCAATGCTTGGAGCACCTACACACCCAACGGCTACAAAGCACCGCTGATTGGCCGTCAATGGGTATGGGCTGTGCAGGATTGCTGGACTTTGGCGCGTGACTGGTACGCCGAAAACGGTATCGAACTCCGCGACTGGGACCGCCCGCTAGACCCAGGGCAGTTCTTGGCTGCACCCATGTTTGAGGGCTGTTGGGCTGCGACAGGTTTCCGGCAACTCCAAGACGACGAACCACTGGAGCGCGGCGACCTACTGCTTTTGTCGATTGGATCGCCCGGCCTCAACCACTGCGGCGTCTATTTGGGTGATGGGATGCTGCTGCATCACCTGCAAAATCGTTTGTCGACCCGTGACTTATACGGTGGCTGGCTCTTAAAATGCACAGGAAGGAGGTTGCGCCATGCTCCGTAAGATCAAGCTCTACGGACCGCTGGCTCAGTTCATCGGCAGGCGTGTGCTGCAGGCAGATGTTGCCAGCGCCGCCGAAGCCGTGCGTTTTTTGGTGGCCAACTTCCCCGCCGTTGAAAAACACATGGCGGACCAGCATTACCGCGTCACTGTTGGCAGCGAAGATCTAACCCTCGATCAACTGCACGAGCCCACCGGCCTGAAAGACATCAAAATCGTCCCTGTGTTGACTGGTGCGGGTGGAAGCACGGGCTCCATTCTTGCTGGCGTGGCGTTGATTGCCCTAAGTTTTGGCATTGGAGCCATTGCATCTGCCGGAGTGGCACTAGGCGGTTTGGCTGGAATTGGCACCGTCGCAACCGCATTTGTTGGCGTAGGTGCCAGCTTGGTCCTCGGTGGCGTCGCGCAACTACTGAGCCCAGTCCCCACTGTCACACAGGGCGCCAACAGCAATACAGACCCTCGCAAGAGCTACAGCTTTTCTGGCATCCAGCAAACTTCACGCCAAGGGACACCCGTTCCAATTTGCTACGGGCTGACCTTGACCGGCAGTGTTGTCATCTCTGCTGGTATTGATACTGAACAGGTGAAGGCATGACAATCATTGGTGCAGGCTTTGGCAAGGGCGATGGTGGCGGCAGTTCACGCACGCCAAGCACGGCCAAGGACAGCCTTGACTCGCGTCAGTATGCCAACGTTATTGATTTGATTTCAGAAGGTGAAATTGAGGGTTTGGTGCAGCAAACAGTCACCATCGACGGCGCGCCAACTGCATCAACACTTCCTTCGATTTACCTCAACAACACGCCAATCCAAAACTTAAACGGCACCTACAACTTTGAAGACGTTGAAATTTATACCCGCAACGGTACGCAAAATCAAACTTACATTCCGCTCAGTCCTGGCGTTGAAGACGAGAAGCCCGTTGGCCTCACAATCGTCAAAGACGTTCCACTGGTTCGCAGTATCACCGATGTTGATGTTGATGCTGTTCGTGTAACCATTGCTATCCCTGCACTTCAGCGGATTGACCCCAACACCGGCAATACAAACGGTGCATCTGTACAGCTAAAAATTGCTGTTCAATATGCTGGCGGCGGTTTTACCGATCAAGCAATCGGATTGAATGGCGCCACCACCGACACCATTACAGGGCGTACAGGCGACGAATACCGCAAAGACTATTTAATCCAACTGGCACGCCCAAACCCCAGCGACTCTGTTGACATTCGCGTTACTCGTGTAACCGCCGACAGCACCAGCGCACTACTCAGCAATGCCTTTAATTGGCAGAGTTACACGGAGATCATTTGGGCAAAGTTGCGCTACCCCAACAGCGCCCTTGTCGGTCTGCGTGTTGATGCCGAACAGTTCAACAGCATCCCTAGCCGCAGCTATCTCATCAAAGGTATCAAGGTGGCAATCCCCGCTGGGGTGAGCGTTGATCCGCAAAACGGGCGCATCATCTATCCCGAAAACTTTGTCTGGAATGGAACGTTTGCTGCTGCTACCTGGACGGCGTGCCCCGCTTGGATCTTGTACGACTTATTGACAAGTAGTCGCTACGGATTTGGCGAGCACATTGATGCTGCCCAACTGGACAAGTGGGCATTTTTTGCCGCGTCCAAATACGCTAACGAGCTTGTTGATGACGGCTTTGGTGGCACGGAAGTTCGTTTTTCTTGTAACGCCACAATCCAAACCGCCGAGGAAGCCTACAAGCTCGTCAACGACCTGCTTTCGGTGATGCGTTGTCAAGGCTTCTGGAGCAGCGGCAGCATGACAATCGCGCAGGATCGCCCCTCTGATCCGGCCTTCCTGTTCACTGCTTCCAACGTCACCCCTGAAGGTTTTAACTACAGCGGCAGCAGCCTCAAAACTCGCCCCAACGTTGCAGTCGTTAGCTATCTGGACATTGGCCGTTACAACAGTTCGGGCGTTTGGCAACCGGGACTTCGGGACACAGCCTACGAAGTGGTCGAAGACACCGAGGCGATTGATAAGTACGGCGCCGTTCGCACTGAGATCAGCGCCTTTGCCTGCACCAGCCGCGCACAAGCCAACCGCATCGGCCGCTGGCTCCTCTATTCCGAACGCTACGAAAAGGAAGTCGTCAGCTTCACCTCAAGCTTGGATGCCGGCCAGCAAGTGCGCCCCGGCCAGATCATCTTGATTGCCGATCCAGTCAAGGCTGGTTCCCGTCGCGGCGGTCGCGTCAACACCGCCACCACAACCGTCATCACCGTCGACAACACATCTAATACCGATCTCTCCTACAGCCCCGGCGCCTCAACACTGAGCGTAATCCTGCCCGATGGCACGGTCGAACAGCAGCCGGTACTCGACATTACTGGGGCAAACATCACCGTAACCACCCCGTTCTCAGTAGCCCCAAACAGCAATTCGCTGTGGGTTCTGGAAAGCCCCACGCTTGAAACATCCACTTGGCGCGTGCTGAGCGTCCAAGAACAAGACAGTGCTGTCTACACAATCACCGCGATTGCATATAACGCCAGCAAATACGACTACATCGAGAACGGCTTTGAACTGCAGCAGCGCGATACCACAGACCTCAACGTCATCCCTGACGCTCCATCCGGCCTGCAGGTGTTGGATATTCCAGTGCCGGGCGGTGGCACCACCAAAGAAGTTCAGTACGAGTTGAATGGCCGCATCGCCATCAAGGTCACATTTTCGTGGCTGGGACCAAAGGGCATTAAAAATTTCCGCGTCAAATACCGCCACGAGGACGACAACTTCACCACGCGCACCGTCCAAGGCACCACGTTTGACATTGAGGATGTACGCCCCGGCGCGTACGAAATCCAAGTCAGCAGCATCAGCGCAAGCAACGTGTTGTACAGCTCTCCAGCGATTGCTACTTACATCGTCGAGGGCATTAGTGCTGCGCCGCTAGATGTTACTGGCTTGACGCTGGTCCCGATTAGCGAAGCCCTCGCCGTGCTGACTTGGAATCAGTCATCTGAACTGGACGTGCGTGTTGGCGGCAAAGTCATTATTCGCCACGATCCCCGCAACCTTGCCACCGCCGAGTGGAGTTATAGCAGTCAGATCGTTGATGCTGTCGCCGGTAACGCCACCCAAAAACAAGTCCCGCTGCTGCCTGGAACGTACTTCGTCAAGTTCGAAGACTATCTCGGCAACCGTTCAACCAATGCCACCTCGTTTGAAGTTGCACTGCCCGAATATGAATCGCGCCTGCAGCTTAACTTGTACACAACCATCGGTTACGCCGCTGACTATTACTTTGGTGGTGTGCAGTGGGAGGAAGAAAACCTTGCCACACCGTATAGCGGCACCAAGGTTAATTGTTTGTACGACGGCACAGAGACAGCCTTGGTTATCGACCTTGATTTGTACGTTGCCCTCGATTATTACGAGCCGATCTATGCCGAAGGTGACGGTGAGGCCGAATACTACTTCTCCGAAACGCTGGAACTTGGAGATGTTTTTGATGTCAACTTCCGCCGCTATGTCCTGATCCGTTCGCTGCCCACCAGCGGGAATTTTGATTCTGCATCCGGTCTGTTTGATGAACGCACAGGCTTCTTCGATGGCAACGACGACGACGCCATTAACATCGTCACTTACATCCGCGCCACAGACGACAACCCCGCTGGTACACCTGTTTGGGGACCGTGGACGGAACTAATCAACGGTGTTGTGCAAGGTCGTGCCTTCCAAGTCAAGGCAATCCTGTCCACGGATAACGACTCGGTAAATATCGCGGTTGAATCCCTTCGCATGATCCCTGAGCTGGTACGTCGCGTTACGTCCAGCTCAAACCCCAGCACGGCCTCCCTCGTCACCTATGAGCACGCCTTCTACGACATCTATGCGGTGTCAATCACGCCGGTTGAGCTGCTATCCGACGAGCGTTACCTGCTCTCGAACGTGACCACCACAGGCTTTGAGGTCGATTTTTACGCCGGTGCAGCTACGATTGAAAAGGCGTATCACTACACCGCCACAGGATTCGGGAGAGCATTGTAATGGCGCAGTCTGATCAGACCGTACAGAACGCCACATTCCCAACAGTCCGCACCGACATTAATGACAACTTGGCGGCACTGTTCAGCCAAAGCTCTGGCGCAAGTGCTCCCGCCACCACTGTCGCCTTTCAGCCTTGGATCGACATCAGCACCAGCCCCGCCGTCTGGAAAGTTCGTAACGCCACCAATACCGGCTGGATTGTCATTGGCACGCTTGACGCCACTTTTGCAGTAGGTGGTCTGACTGCAATCGCCAATGGCGGCACCGGCCAAACCACCGCATCGGGTGCCATTAACGCCTTGGTGCCATCACAGACCGGCAACGCCAGCAAAGCCCTCGTTACTGACGGCTCCGTGGTGAGCTGGGGCAGCCTGACCAACTCCCAAGTCTTTTACTACACAACGGTTGGCGCCACAACCTGGACAAAACCATCCACAGGTGTCGTTGCCTTGGTGACCATTTGGGGCGGTGGCGGTGGTGGTGGACGTAACAGTGGTGGAAGTGCGGGAGGTGGAGGCGGCGGTGCGTGTGTGCAGAGGCTTTATCAACTTGCTGATTTGCCTAGCACCGTAACGGTCACCGTTGGCGCTGGTGGTCTTGGTGGTGTTAGCAGTTCTTCAAACGGCGCTGCAGGAGGCACTACAACGTTTGGCGCATTGCTATCCGCCTTTGGTGGCGGTGGCGGCGGAATTGATGAAGGTGGTGGTGGTGGTGGTTCAGCGTCAGCCGGTGCTCAAGGCAGTGCTGGTGGTGCTGGTGGTGCTGGTGGTGGCACCTTGTTTGAAGGTGGTGATGCAACTGCCGGTGGGGCTGCTTTTGGTGGGGCTGCCGGTGGCACTGGAACTGGTGGCAGTTCTGGCTGGGGTGGTGGCGGTGGAGGCTCCACTGGTGGTACATCAATTAACGGTGGCGCTGGTGGGGGCACATCTGTTGCAGGTTTAGTACCGGGTGGTGGGGGCGGACGGGGCTCTGGTGCTGCAGCGGGAAATGGCGGTGCTGGCGCTGCATTGATTGTGGTGTGGTGATGGCTAGCGCATTTATGCTGGCTACAACCTGATTTCAATCGTTTACAGGAATCCTGACCTATGGCTGACCGCAAGATTTCAGATTTGACGGCATTAACGGCGCCTGCTTCTGGCGACTATTTGCCGATTGTTGACATCAGCGAAGCAGCGGCAGCCAACAAAAATAAGCGCATCACGATTGAGGAATTGTTTCGCGGCATCCCGCTTGGCACGGCAGCAGCGCCGAGCATTGCGATTGAAGGCGACGAAAACACCGGCATCTATTCCCCTGGCGCGGACCAAGTAGCCATCTCAACTAATGGTGGTGGAAGGCTATTCATTGACTCCAGTGGCCGTGTCAACATCGGCACCACATCGGAGCCCAGAAGGCTGCACGTCAGTAATGGCTATAGCGCAGCAACATCACTGGACGGCTCCCTTGTTCAGCTTATCTCTAACAATGGGAGCACTGGTGATTACGCCGGTCTTGGCATTTTGGGTGGCAATACAGGCGGATCGTTTATTCATTTTGGTGACACCGATGACGCTGGCGTTGGTCGGATTGGTTACTTCCATAGCGACAACTCCTTCCGCATCAACACAAACGGCGGCGAGCGCCTCCGCCTCACCTCAACCGGCGCTCTGAACTTCGTCGGCGCAGGCACCGCAGGCTCCACCCAAGCCGTCAGCTTCAACGGCAGCGCACCTGTTAATAGCCTCGTTATTGACTCGTCGGGGCGGGTAGGTCTGGGGACTAGTAGCCCTGGGGCATTGTTGCATTTATCAGCAACTGCAGGCAACCAAGAACTTCGGCTGAGTGATACTACTAACACCGCGATGGGACGAATGTATGTCGCTAACGGTACTT